GGAATGAAACCGCGATCACCGGGTTTTCAGGGCATTGCCATTCTTTCACCAGCTGGTGACGTTTGTCCAGCTTTGGGCAGCCGATCACCACGTTTGGGATATCCGGATAGGCTCGAATATTGGCGCCAGAAACATACTCGTTTGGGTTCAAGAACAGATCAACGTGCTTGCGCTCTCCGTTTCCGCCAGAATAACTGGGATGCCCATTCCGAAAGGTAAACCCTGCGCCATGTTCCATAAACATCTTGATCCGCCGCGGTTGTTTCAACGTTCGTTCAGCGGTCAGCACATCAGTTAAGTCACCATAGGCAGCCGTCACAATTGGATTGCCATTCCCAGGGAAGTCATAAATCTCATTCGCGGTGCGAGGTATATCCACGATATCTGCGCCAAATTCGCGCCCGGCGCAATCCCGGTACAACTCTTCAGATACATAAAACTCACCCTGCCGCTCTCCCAATTGTTTCCAGATTGGCAGCATGTGCTCCAGAAAATGAATGCGTTTGGCGAAAAAATCAACTTTGTAGGTCATAATTTTCTCTTTGGCCGGGGAGCTTCGTGGAGCTCCCCGGCCTTCGGGAGAAGGAATACTACGAGCCAGCCTCGTCGATCACGATGTAAGAGCCCTTTTCAGCCACAGGAGCTTCAGTGGCGTTGTACTCTTCGGTGTAATACTGATCAGCCGCGATCAGCTTGCCGTCCGTGTGATAGGTCGGGAAGGGTCCCTTGACGATCATCGGCTGGAAGATGCGGTGCATCACCAGTTGGCGGTTGCCAACAAGGATCGTATCTTCAGCAAATTCGGTGCTGGCAAAGATCGGCAGGCTCTTAACGCTGCCAGCAAAACCGGCAGCATTCAGCACCGCATTCGGCCAGCCATCGCGCTTGAAACCTTCCCAGTTGCTCAGAGTTTCGGCATTGGCAGCGCTCGCCAGGATGAAATCGGGCGAGTAATAGCGATCGTAAACCTTGATCTTGGCCAGGCCGATCAGGCGCACCAGTTCAGCCAGTTCGGCTTGGGTCGTGCCACGCGTCCAGGTGCCGCCGCTGTTGCCGCTGACTGTTTTGACCGCCGAATAGGCCTGATACAGCATGCCCTGGTCGATCTTGATCCGCGTTTGGCGGATCAGGCTGGTCAGCGTGCGCTGCACAAGATCCATGCCCAACTGCGAGCGCGAGAAAACGATCGCTTCACTGCTGATTTGGTCTGCCAGGCGATCAGCCGCGGCTGAAATATCCTTGTAGGCCAGGGTGATCTTGCCGCGCTCGATGGGCTGCATTTCGCCCTTGCGGATCGCGGTGTAGTTGTAGGTGATCAGCAGAGCCTGGTTATCGGTGATTGTGGTCAGTGCCATGAATTTGCCATTGGCATAATCGATGACGTAGTCAGTGCCTTCGACATAGGTCACGTTTTCGGCTTCATTGGTGACAACCACACTTCCCGGGGTTAGGCGTTTCTGTGCCAGGGAAACCCATACGCTCAGGTCAGCCACCAGGGCCGCCCCCGTTACCGTGCCAGCATAGCCAGTTTCACCAGCAAAGGTTTCATAGAACAGGCGCTCAGGCGAGTTGTTCATTAGGCCGATATCAAAGATGCCAGCGCTGACCAGGGTCGGGAACACTTCTTCGATGATGGTGCGCGAGACGCTGTACGGCAGGTTCAGATCGGACGTAATGCTGGCTTCCTGCCACTGACGTGCTTCGGCGATCAGGCGGTCTTTGTGCAGCTCATCAAAACGTTTCAAAATCTGGATGGTAAGGTAGTCAGCAGCGGTCACTGGCTTGCGCAGATCGCGCCGCTCGCGCATTTGGCTCACGCTCAGCGACTCATTCAGTTCAAACGAGACACGCGCAAATTCGGGCGTGCCAGTCTGGGACTCGAGCACCGGCGAGATGCCAGAGATCGAGCCGCTCCAGCCCATTGCTTCGAGCTTGCGACCGGCAAACAGCTTGTCATATTCGGCCCGCTTGGCTTCCACCAGGCTATTGACCGCGGCAGCATCCTGCGGCTTGGCGGCTTTGATCGATTCCACGAAAGACTTGTTGCCCTCAACACCGTAGGGCAGTTCTTTCGTGGCTTCAGCGATCGCAGACTCGATCGATTGCAGGCGCTGGCCTTCTTCGAACTTGCGCGAGTTTTCGATCATAACTTTCAGCGACTCATTGACATCCACTTTGGCCGGGTCAATTTTCATTGCTTCGCTGATTTTTCCCCACAGGGTTTGCAGTTGGGGTTCGGCCATAACCTTGAGCTGGTCAGCCGAAACATTGAACAAATCGGGGCGCGCTTCGAGCAACGCCATAAGTTTTTCCAACAGGTTCATTCTGATATCCTCCGCGCCAGGTTCTTCGGCCTGGGCACTTTCTAAAATGGTTTGTGAGTTTCCAAAACTGGCTTCAGTGACCACGTCAATGCCGGTGATGTGCAGTTCGTTAACTTCTTCGAACTTGTTGCCATTATCCGTCACAGTCTCAGTCGATCCGTAGCCGCGAATACTCCCACCAGGTACAACGCCGATCGCCGCGAGCGCCTGGATGTGCCTGCCGCCTTCGGTTTCAGTTGCCAGCAAACCTGATACGTTGACATCCCTGCCGTCAAACGTCACATCAGTCCACCGGATAACCGTCTCCATCAGGTTGGCACGCCGCGCGCCTTTGTCACTTGGATGTTCTACCTCGCCGAGTAGCATCAAACGTCCCTGGCCAGCGCTTTCGTGCAGGTGGGTTTTCAGTTCTTCCACCGCAGCCTGTAAAACGCTTGCCGGGTAACGCCTGTTGTTGCCGTTGATTTCGCCAGCCGTCATCAGGTTCTTGATGTGGATCTTGCGCGCGCCTTTTGCGCTTTCTTCCAACATCCAAACCGATTCCGTAAGGCTTTTGGGCTTGTAGGTCAGCTCGACCACCTGCCACTGATCACGCGCATCGAACATGATTCCTTCGTTCGATTGCGCGAAATTGACCTTGAAATATTCATCTTCGTTGAGCGGTATGCTCACCGCTTGGGTGGCTGTCCAGTCCCGGATTTTGACCATCACATGATCTGGGAAGATTTCCGCCAGGTCATAGTAAACATGGTCTGTATCGGGGAATTGCCGCCCAAAGGCCTGCCGGATTTCATAGCGCTCATAATCGAGCGAGCCCTTTACCAGCTCCTCGAGCCGTTTGCCCTTGTTCTTGCTTTCCTGCAAAAGAATAAGTGTCTTGCCCATCATTACCTCCGACCATCCAGATCTGCATAATTGAATAACGCTGCCGCATCAACAACCACCGGTGCGCTGGCAGCGGGCTTCTCGCTGCCGGTATCCTGGGCCATCATCTGAACTGACCCGCTTACAAAATCGATCATGTCATCATGGCGTCCCTTGGGGAAACTGGCCGCCTGCCGAATAAAAGGTTTATTCCAGGGTCCGCGCACCAAAAATACGCGCTTGTTCTTTGCTCGCCGTCGCCAGGCCCGGGCCCGCTCGACCTTGTCACCCTTGGGGTCAACGGCTAATATTTCCGTGTTGACCAGGCTCTGGTCAGCCATGAAGTTCTTGAAAACCAGTTTTTGGAAGGCCACGCTTTCCACACCCCAAACAGTACCGGCCTCGCCATCTGAAAGCATGCGCTGCCGTACTTCAGGCAGGAACAAACCTTCCAGGTCGCGTTCCTGGAATAGATCCCGGATATACAGGTTTTCACCGCCCATCGCCACGCCGCCGGTTGCATTGAAATCGCTGGTGGCGCTTTCGCCCATTGCCAGGTCGATGTACGAATACCAGCGCAGGCCGTCTGGAGCGCGGTCGATGATCTGGAAGTCGCCATCATCGAAGAAACCGCCGATCGCCAGGCGCGGCATCTGCTGGTACTGCGAGATAAATTCAAAGTCTTCGATATTCGCTGCGATCTTCCTCAGCTGCTCGGCATTATGTTTCTCTGGCCAGAGCGGCTCTCCTGGTGCGCGGCCAAGCTGGTCGCCATTCATCGGGATGAACGCCCCGCGCGCCATGGTTTCCATGAACTGCTCTTCGTTGACCGGGTAGTCTTTCTCTTCCAGAGCTAGAGCAGGCAGGAAGACAATATCCCACTGGTCCGCATCCGGATCTCCGATTGAATCAGCCAGCAACACGCCCGCGATATCTTCCTGATCCCAACGGGTCAGAATAATGATGATCGCGGCGCCATCTTCTTGGCGTGTGTAAAAACTGGACCGGTACCACTTGACCACGCGCTTGCGCTGCGGTTCGCTCTCTGCCTCGTCTCTGTTCTTGAACGGATCATCCAGGATCAGCAGATGACCGCCCTTACCGACGATTGCGCCGCCCACACCGGCGCTGATCATCCCGCCGCTGTGGTTTTCCAGCGCCCAGGCCGCTGCGCTGCGTTTGTCATCATTGACTTCCACCGGCACTTCCAGCGAAGACCGCTCGCCAAAAATGTTTTTGTATTTCTCGCCTTCGATCAAATCGCGCACCCGCCCACTGTGCTCGGTGGCGAGGTCTGCGCCATAGGATGCCAGGATGATGCGTTTCTCTGGGTCTTTTCCCAGCAACCAGGCCGGGAATTTCTGTGAAGCGGTGTTCGATTTCCAATAGCGGGGCGGCATGAACACCATAAGCCGCGGGATGCCGCTCTGGCCGCCGCTCAACACATATTCAGCGACGCCTTCCAGCTTTTCAGCCAGCAACTGCAAATGACGGGCTTCCACCGGGTATTTCTTATCCACATAGCCACAGAACGGCAAAAAGTGCCTGCGCGCTTTTTCGCGCCGCACGCGTTCTTGCACTCCGGAGCCAGGTGAAACCGCACTACTCATTTGAATCTCCCAGACTATCCAGTTCTTCATCGCTCAGATCTTCAAGCTGGGCTTTCCCATCATCGCGGATCTTCTTCAGCAGCTCGCGCATCGACAGGGCATCGATCGCATCCAGCTCAGCATCGCTCAGCTCGCTCAGATCCTGGGCCGCCTTATTGGTGTTGATATCCAGTTTGGCGTTTGGCATATCCCGCGTCAGCTCTACAAACAACCGCTGCTGGGCTGCCGCCTTGTAATCGTGCTGGCTTGCACCCCAGCCAATCGCCTCGAAAACACTCGGGCGATATTGCATCAGCGATTCGCCTTGCAGATCTGCGATCATCTGATCGATCGGGTATTTTTTGCGCCAGTCTGCAATCCTGCGATCGCTGGTCAGGCCCAGAACTTCGCGAGCAAACTCATCTTGACTGGATGGTATGCGTTGACCCTTTGGAACCGATGACCACGCCACAAACGCTGCGATCCGCCAGGGAATGTTGGCATTCAACAAGCGATGGTACTGATCAAAATATTCAGGGGAATCTTCACCCAAAGCCAGCTTGGATGCCATCGACCGCGCTTTTATTTCTGCCACAGACAAGCTGGCATACCCTGCGCCGCCTTCTTCGGCATCTCGCACGGTTTCTGCAAATCCTTCCAGTTCAATCTGTGTTAAAAGCCGAATCTTTGCCATTGCTACTCGCTTTTCAAAAACTCGATCATGCGGTTGATCACTGATTGACGCCCATCCATAAATCCGCGGTTGTAATCGTTCGTGTCGCTGGGTGGCGCTCCGTTATTGCTGACATTACATAGATAGGTACCGGTGGGCAGGCGCACACAAATGTATGCATCCTGATCCCGCTTTTGTGGGTGGATAATCTTGGCCCATTGTTCGGTTGTTTTCTGGCCTGGGTCATCCAGCAGACGAATAACTTCAAATTCCTGACCATTCTTGGCGTCATCAAGTACAGCAGCACCGGCATTTGGCCCGCGCCTGATTTTTACAATTGGTTTGCTTACGGTCAGCATCAGAGTCATTGTTGTGTCTCCGTGA